CCCCTTTTTGCCGGTGGCACCGATTGCCGTTGCTGATTGCAGCAGCTGTGCGGTGGCGAGCGTGGCGCCCACTGCACCGTATGAAACGCGGGTACCTGCCGGCAGGGATGCATACTCCGACGGTGATTTGATAGGTTGATCTGCCATTTATTATCTCCTGTTTATTGGCCTTCCAGCCCGATGCGGATCTCTGTCGCCAGGATCTGCAGGACCTTCTGAACGTTGTAATCCAGCGCCGGGCGGATAAAGGGTTGGGCCACCTGTTTAACGGTACCGAACTCCTGCGCCAGGGCTTTCATGTGATGGGCTTTACTGGGGCCTACGCGCAGCGTAACGATGGTGGCGTAGCGGGATTTTTCAGCGACGTTGGTGCTGCGGATTTTGATGCTGTCGCGCATGTGCGCCCCGACGTTTTCCTCATCAAAACCGGCGTTTCGGTACATATCCTGCTGGACGACTTCCAGCGCGGTACGCCCGGCATCACGCAGCAATTTCACGCCGACTTTTTTGTTGATCGTTTCCAGCAGGTGATCGAAATCCTTCCCGCTGGGGAATTTGATTTCCATCTTCATGGAGTTACTCCGGGACGGTGAAAATGAAGTCGCGCGCAACGCGGTACTGCACACGCCCACTGGTGATCGTTGCCTTATCCTGCTGAATGCCGCCGCGTTCAACGTACTGAACGGGATGACCTTCCAGCTGGCCATGAACGAGCGTTTGCCACTCTGCCCACAACGCCGCATCCAGCTGCAGCGCGCGGGTGTAGTCATCCACTAGGTACAGGCTGATCTGCATGCGGACATCACTCAACCCGGTACGCACCAGGCCATCCCCGACCTGTGGGTCAGAGATACGCTGGAAAGTTACGCCGTTTTGTTCGCTGTCTGGCAGTAAAAGTGGGTAAACCGGCATGCCAGTCAGACGCTCCAGCGAGGTTTTAATTGCTATTTCTATCATGTCGGATGTCTCGCTCAGCAGTAATGACGCATCGATCCGACTGGCTACGGTCAACAGCACGTACGGTATACACTTCGCCATCCAATGAAACTTTCCAGTCGATCTGAACGTCTTGGCGGAATCGGATCGTAAACTGCCAGGTTTCAACCACCTGCAGCTGGTCTATAGTGCGGATTTTTCGGTTTGAAACGTTCTCAGCTTTCGCCCAGACAGTTGCAATAGTTTCCTGAGCAGATGAGAGAGGCTCCCCCAACAACCCACGCTGTATTTCAACAACACCTAAAATTATGCGTTTATTCAGCTCGCCAGCACGTAAACAGCTCATAGGCCATAAATACGGTATGGCTGAAGCAGCGATTCAACAGCCAAATCAACAGTGGATGAGGTGCCGCTGGTAATTACTGCTTCACGGTTTGAATACCAGTGCGCAATAAGCATCAGCATGGCGATCTCAATATCTTCGCCATAAAGCAGCGCGTCAGGATCAGACAGATACCGCGGATCATCATCCTTTTCATAAAGCTGGCGACGGGTCCACTTCTGAACGTACCGCGCCGCACCTTTGATGCTGGTTTCAATCCAGTCATCTTCCGCATTATTGTCGGTATCGATCCGGCAGTGTGTTTTAACCTGCTCTTTGGTCAGCATGCTCGCTCCTTATTTTGCCTTGCCATTTCCTTTCGGCTTCAGGTCTTTATCAGGTTCCGGCTTTTTCTCGCCAGGCACCTGAGCGTAACCGCTTGCCACCAGCTCGCGACCATGCTGCTCCAGCGTCTCGAACTCGGTGCCTTCGGTAAGCACGTTACCTTCAAAGTAAATGGGCTTGGTAGCGATCAGCTTCATGGCTGTCTCCTTTAAGGAAAACGAAAAGCGGCCCGCAGGCCGCCGTTAAGGATTACGCACCGCCACCAGCAGCAGGCGCAGTGAAGGATCCGTAGATGAAAGCTTCCGGGCGTTTCACCGCCAGCGCCAGGCGCTCTTCGCAGCGAATCGAGATCATGTTTTTCTCGAAGTCGTCGGCGTTCTCAGTGGAGATCACCACGTTGGCATCTTCACGGTCGAACAGCTGGGCAGCGGCGTTGAATGCACCGGTAAGGAACTTGCCCTGGAATGCGGCAGCTTCGGTCGCCACCACCGGCAGGCCCCACAGGGTTGGCCCGGTCAGGGCCGCCGGGTTCGCCAGGATATAGCGGCCCAGCGTATCCTTGGTGAGTTCAATTTTCGCCCAGTCGATGAAGTGCAGGACGTGGCCGGAAGCCGGGAAGCGCGCCAGCTGCGCCTGCAGCATTGCGAGGCGCAGATCATCGATGCCGTTCTGCTGCTCAATGGTAAAGGCAGCGTCATAAGCAGATGCCTGTGGGACGATGCCTTTCAGGTGCGCGCCGGTACCATCGCCGAAGAGAATCTCCTGCTCTTCGACATATTTCAGGCCGTAACGCATTTCAGCGTCGATAGTGGACTGCAGCTGCGCAAAATCATCCAGGATCTGTTTGGACGCCTTGAACATGTGCGCGATGGTGGTCACCGGAGTGATCTGCGTGGCGAACTGAATATCACTGTACGGTTTGGCGGTACCTTCCGGCACGACTTTCGCCGCATTGGTGAATCCGGTCTGCTGCACCCAGAAGATGGCTGGCGCCGAGGTGCGCCCCGGAGCAATCAGATCCCGGATGAAGAGGCGCTGCTTCGGCGCGGTATCAATACCCGGCAGGCGCTGCGGCTCGACCACGCCGGTTGCCACGTCAGTGGAGATCAGCGCAGCATTAACCGGAACGCTGACGCGCTTGCCGCCTTCAACGCTTGCCGCGAAAGCTTTTAGCGCTTCACTGCTGATAACGGTCTGGCCGACGGTCTCGATAATTTTTGTAGCGCTGGCCAGCGGCATCTGAGCTACCTGCTGCTCAATTTCACCTACTGAAGATTTCAGCGACTTAAGCGCATCGTTCAGCGCATTGTGTTCAGTGGCAATTTTATCCACTGCCTCTTTGGTCTGCGCAGACAGCTGACCAGAGCTTTTAGCCTCCTTCAGCGCGTCCTCGGCTTTCTGGCTGAAAGTGCCGGAAACTTCTTCCAGCTTCGCAGAAACTTTTTTCAGTAATTCGTTAACTTCAGACATGGTCTTTCCTTATTGGCCGAACGCCGCCAGGGCGTCTTCAAGTTGTTTGATATTGTCAGGGTTGATTTCTTCGGTAGCGCCCGGCGTACCTTCAGGGATGGCAGCAGCGCCTGGCTTGCTGCCGGATAAGGCTTTAAGAAGTTTTCGACGCTCAGAGCGCGGCGTATCGGTTTTGGCCAGCAGCGCATCAAGCTTGCGCAGCGCCGCCGCCGGGCTGTCGTCGTCGTCAGCAATTTCATCAGCGGAGAGGAGGCTGTCAGCAAATCCTTTCGCCACCGCGTCACTGCCGCCAATATAGGTTTCGCCGTCCATCATCTTTTCGACGGTGGCGGCATCAAGACCGCTGCGTGCCTGGTAGATATCGCTCATCGCTTTATCAAACGGCTCCATGTCAGCGGCGATCTGCGCCAGGTCGTGACGGTTACCCATCGCATAGACCCAGCAGTTGTGGATCATCAGGAAGGCACCGCGTCCGATCTGTACATCATCACCGGCCATCGCGATGACCGACGCGGCGGACGCCGCCAGACCCAAAACCTTCACAGTGACTTTGCCGTCGTACTCACGCAACAGGTTGTAGATCGCCAGGCCTTCGAACATGTCGCCGCCCGGGCTGTTGATGTTAACCGTCACGTCAGCACCGCCGAGTGAGCGCAGCGCACCCGCAATGCGGCTGGCCGTCACACCCTCTCCCCAGTAATCAGCACCAATCACGTCGAAGATGGAAATACTGTTGTCACCGTCCCGGGCGGCGCGGATGCCGCCGTTCCAGCGTTCCATTGCCGCAGCCGGGAAATCAGGTTTTTCGCGCGCAAAAGGTCGCCCCTCCGGCGCAGCCGGAAGGCTTTTAATTGTCATGGATGCTCCTAAGCCGCCTGTTTCAGCGGAGACTGTTCGAAGGGGATGTCGGGGAATACGTGGTTATGAACCTGTCGCAGCGCGAAGGCCTGTGCTGCCTGGCTGTTTTGCTTCAGGTCTTCAATCGGCGTCAGGTTGAGCTGCACCGTATAAAGATCGCCGCCCTCAATCGGTGGCATGTTCTCAAGACGACGCACGTCGTTACGGGACATCCAGCCGTTCTGCAGCGCGCTGGTGTAGTACGCCGCCCGGCCAGCACTGTCGGCGCGCAGCAGGCCCTCTACCGAGAACTCGGCAAAGAGGTCCTCTTCGCCATTCAGCAGACAGCGGGAAATCTCCTGCTCGATATTCACCAGCAGCGGGCGCAGCGTGTGGGTCAGGAACTGGAGATTCATCCCCTCCAGGCTCGACGCCCAACTGCTTTGCTTCGAGGTGTGGCCGACCATAAACGGCGGCACGCGGAACCAGCGGCAGATTTCCTCAATGCTGAATGAGCGACTTTCCAGCATCTGCGCCGCTTCCGGGTTCATGGTGACGTTCTGATATTTCAGCCCGCCCTCAAGAACCATAATTTTTCCGGCGTTTTTAGACCCGGTAAAAGCCTGCATATAGCCCCGAAGTCGCTCTCTTTGATCCTTATCAAGCGCCTGGTCAGCTGAAAGAAAGCCCGAACTTTGCAGGCCATTTTCGAAAATCTTTGCAGCTGACTCTTCGACGGCCATCGCCGCGCCGATCACGTCACGACCCGTCATCATTGGCATCATGCCGCAGACACCATCAAGGCCAAATCCCCGGATGTGCATCAGGTTCTTTTCGGAGATAACGCGTTTCTTGCCGTCCTCGGTGTAGGTGTATTCCAGCCTCCCGGTGTCCAGCCGCTTCACCACCATATTCTGG